ACTCTAGGGCACCGTTGGCTTCAATCAACTCTGTGTTGCCCCACACTTTACCAGCTATCATTGCAATACTCCATTCTTATACGCATACTCTAGTGCGTTATTCGCTTCTACTTCCATGGGTCTATTCTCATACCACTTACCAGTCTCTATATCAAACTGCTTACACAGTTCAACTATTTGTGACGCTGTGATTGGGTATCCTTTATCTATAGCCTTCCCTGCGGTAGCAATCATAATACGATACATCTGTCTGTACCAACCAGTAGATGATATTGTCATGTATTCCGTTGCCAGGTTACGAGGCCAGAAAGGACAGTCTTTATAGTCTGTCCAAACATAGTCAGTATTATCTAGTTTTGCTTTACGGTAATCAATGATCTGCTCTCTCCAAGCTGGAGGTAGTCTATCCATAAAGTCTTTGGCATTACGTTTATCATCGTACGGCCAACGTGCTAGAACATAGTCAATATCAACAGGGTCACCACTATTAACAAAGAAGAAGTTGTTAGCATCAGCATACGTTGCAGGGATGTAATACATTCTAGCAAAGTCTTTAGTTTGCTTGTCTCCAATCGAATCAAGCTCGGAGTTAAGCGCGTACCAGAAGTGTCTGATTCTGTCGTGTGGGACGTCCCCACTAAGACGGAATACCAGTCTAAACTTCGGGTGATCGACCGTGCTGCTAGCAGTAGAATAACAAACGTAATCCCACTGACCAAACCTACTATGTAACTCACTCTCTAGGTCTCCATCAATTTGGTTATCATCAACGTCAACAGCAGCCCAGCCTCCCCAAGCAGTAACATTGTCGTTC